CTGCGGTTGAATATGCGCGAACGGCGGGCGCGGAAGGCGTGACGGCATCGCTTCCTGTAGAGGAAGAAGTGGCTGTGGCTGACGAAGAGCCTGCCAGCGGCGACGCGGCATAAGTACGGGCTGAAATAATTCCCCATGTCTGCTTTTCTGATCAAGCCCGGCGCGCCAGCCGATGCGCTATCGGTTGTCTCGCTCGCGGATGCGAAGGTGCATCTGCGCGTGGTCGACGATACCAGCGAGGATTCGCTGATCACGGCGCTGATCGGGGCGGCGGTCAATGCGGTTGAACAATATGTGATGCGCAGCCTAACGCTGGTTCCGGTGGAATGGCAGGGCGATTTTGATCAGATGGGCCGTTCGCTGGGCATTGCCGGGGTAACGGCGATCACCGCGATTTCCTATCTGGCGAGTGACGGCACAACGAAAACGGTTGCGCCCGCCGATTGCCGGATTGTCCGCGAACGGGCGATTATCCCGGCGCCGGGCAAATCATGGCCGGTTGACGTGGCGGAGGGTGGTTCGGCGGTAACGCTGGATCTGGTGGCGGGCTATGATCCCACCAGCACAACCGGCAATCATGTGCCGCCTTCGCTGATTTCTGCGGTGAAGATGATGCTCGATTGCCTGTTTGCGCAGCGGGATGGGATCGTCACCCAAGGGCTGGATGGCAATATGCCCGCCGTGGTGATGGCGCTGTGCAGGCCGTACCGTGATACCGTGATCTGATGGCGCGCACTTTGCGGGCATCGGGCAAGCGCCCGTTTCTGGTGTCGTTTGAACGGCGCACGGCAACGCGCAGCGGGATGGGCATTGAAAAGCCGGGGCCATGGGTTGCGCTGTGTTCCGCCTGGGTGGATATTTTGCACGGCAAGGGCAGTGAGCGGCGCGATACGGCGGTGGAGGCGGCAAGCATCGCCGCAACCTTCATCGCAAACAGCACGCCGTTGATGCGCAGCCTGACAGAGATGGACCGGATATTTTGGGACGGGCGCGGGTGGGATATTCAATCGATCGCACCGATGGGCCTGAACCGAACAATCGAATTCACCGCCACGGTTCGGAAGGGCTGAGGCGATGACGAGCATGAAATTGACCGGCTTTGATAAGCTCGCCAAAGCGCTAGACGAACTTCCAAAAGAAGTGGCCACCAATTATGGTATCCGCGCCACTCGCGCTGCCGCCAAATATATTGGAAAGCGGGTTGAACAAGTTGTCCCCAAAGGCACGCAGTCAACCAAAAAGACACGCCGATTAAAAGGACGCCAATTGATTGATGGGCGGAGAAAACGCCAAGGCGAGAAGGTCAGTTATGATTACGGGCGGTGGCATCAAAATATAAGAGTCAGGCGTGACAAGCGCTCTGAAAATCCGGGTGAAATTTCATTCATGGTAACATCAGGCGATGCGTTCTGGAGTTGGTTTTACGAAAAGGGCACGGTCGATCAGCCCGCCCGCCCGGTGATTGCTCCGCTGTTTTTGAGTGAGACAGATGCCATGATTACGCTTATGGCTAATCGACTGGAAAAGGCCATTATCCGGCGAGAAAAGCGTATTGCGCGCCTGAGCGCGCTGGATTGACATGTCTGACCTGTTGCTGAAAAAGGGCGCGCTGGTTGCGCGGCTTGCCGCCGTGCCCGCGATTGCCGCGATCACGGGCGCGAATATCGCATGGCTGGAGCGGCCCCGCCGGGGTGCGCTTCCCGCGATCACGCTGACGATGATCTATCCGGGCCGCGAATACACGCATGAGGGCGCTGATGAATTGGACATGCCGCTGCTGCAATTCGATTTCTGGGGCGAGGATGCGGACGATCTGCGCGCGCTGGCTGATCTGGTGATCACTGAAATGGAGCGCCAGCCGCACGTTGATGTTGCGCCGGGTGGCGGCGTTGTGCGGTTTCACCCCGCGTTTCTGGAACGTGATCAGGATGAAACGCCGGTCGATCTGGACAGCGATTTGAAGGTTTACCGCATCATTCAGGAATGGCGGTTTCACTGGGAAGTCTTGTGAATTTTGGACGTTTTCTAATTTTTGAAAGGAGGCCGTGATGGCAACGAATGCAAAGAACACATTTGGTTCAGAATTGTGGATTGCCGCAAGTGGCGGCGCGCTGGTGAAGGTGGCGGAACTGATGGATATCGGCCAGCCATCGTTCGCGCGCAATTCGCAGGATGCAACCACCCACGAATCCCCCGGAGGCTGGATGGAGCGCATCGGCGATGGCGTGATCGAAACCGGGCAGATCACCTTTGAAGGCCACTACATTCCGCTGAGCGCGGGCGATACGGCGATTCGCGGCTTCATGGTTTCGGGCGAGTTGATCGATTACGAAATCCGCATGAAGGGCACATCGGCCAGCGGCAAGGTTGCCCATGATGGCAGTGGCTATCTGGTGGCCTATACGCCGAATTCTCTGCCGGTGCGTGGCAAGCAGACTTTCAACGGCGCAATTGACCCGACCGGCGTGATTGGCCAGGCGGCTGTGCCCGCATGACCTTAGCGATTGAAGCGCGGGGGGATGTGGAATTCAAAGGCCACATCCTCCGGCTCACCGCAGCCGGTTATTGCCTGGCAGAGGAAAAGTTGGGCGTGAACATCCCGGCGCTGATGATCAAGGCGCAGATACAAGGGGCAATGTCCGTCACGCTTACCCGCGCGCTGCTCTTTGCCGCGCTCGCCCCGCACACGCCGGACTTCAAGATTAAGGACGCGCAAGCGTTGATCGATGAACACGGTTATGCGCCGTGCGCCATCGCGGCGGAAAGCGCCTATTACGTATCCCTCCCCATCCCGGATGAGGATGATGAAGACGCGGGGGAGCCGATGAGCCAGCCGGAGACGACGGCTTCGACTGGCTGAAACTATTTGGCAGTTGGGTGGTTGCCGGGGGTGGCGCGGATCAATTCTGGAACAAGACGCCGCGTGAAATTCATGCGGTGCTTTCCGCCTTCAACCGCCGCAACCGGATGGCGCAGCGCAGCGAATTGCAGGCGGCGTGGATCACGGCAAAACTCAGCCGCGCGAAAGATATTCCATCACTCGAAGAACTCAGCCCCAGCCTGTTCCCGCGCAGCGCGCAAAGCGACACGCAAATGGCGCACAATCTGATGCTGTGGAACGCCGCACTCAACCCAAACAGCAAACCCAATTGAAAGGAGGATAGACGATGCCCGGTGCCCGTACGGTTGGATTCCTCAACGTCCTCCTCAACCTGAATTCCCAAGGGTTCGCGACTGGCGCGGGCAAGGCGAAGCGCGAAGCGAAGGGGCTGGAGGCGCAACTTGGCAAGCTGCGCTCTGCCGCTGGCGGGCTGGCGGCGGGCTTCCTGACGGGGGTATCGGTCGGCGCGATTGTTGATTTAACGCGCAAGGGTTTGGATTATGCCGCGTCGCTGGGGGAGACGGCACAGCAACTGGGCGTAACGGCCAAATTCATGCAGGAATTCCGCTTTGCCGCGACGCAGGCGGGGGCCAGTGTGGAGGGCGCGGATAACGCGATCAGCAAGATGTCGTTGAGCATCGGCAAGGCGGCGGCGGGCAGCAAGGCTTCCGTTGCGGCGTTCCGCTCGCTCGGCGTGGAAGTGCGCGACGCGAACGGCAATGTGCGCGATAGCGGCGCGATTTATGAAGATGTGGCAGAGGCGATCAGCAAACTTGAGACGCCCGCCGAACGTGCCGCTGCAGCGGCTCAAATCTTTGGCAAGGGTTTCAAAGAGATTCTGCCGATATTGGAGGGTGGACGCAAAGGCTTCAAGGATTATGCGCAGGCTGCGCAAGAATTGGGAATTGTCCTTTCAGATGGGGAGATTGCGAAGGCGGATCAGGCTGCGGATAAGTTGGATGCACTCAATAAAGTGCTAGAGGCGAAATGGTCAAAAACCGTTGGTGCCAATACAGATGTAATCATCGATATGGCGGACGCATTGCTCAAATTAGCGGACGCCGCGTTTGAATCTCTATCTGATTTGGGAAAACTCTACAGATTCGTGAATAATGTGGACTGGAACAAGGGAATCGTCCGGGGGGTCGGTAGTGTCATCGATTATGGGGAAGCGCTGGATTATGATGACCAGACTTCTCGCGCCAAATTAGAAGCGGCCAAGCGTGCTGGCCCCACTAACCCCGGCGCAGCCGCCTTCAAAGGTGCAAAGCCGCTTTCCGCTCCGTTCAAGGCCCCGCCCCCCGCGCCTTCCACTCCGCTTTTCAACACGCTGCCGGGTGCAGCCGCGCCCTTTGGGTCGAAGCAGGGTAAGAATGTTGGTTTGCCGGGGTTGAACCTGCGCCGCTATTTCATGGCGCCAGAAGAGATTGAAGCGTTTGGTGACCAGGCCGAAAAGGCCGTCACCGCCATCACCAAACCATTTGAGATGGTGCCGCTGAAAATGGGCCGGCCCTTTTACGCGGCACGGCTGGGCGTGGTGAAAACCATGGAGGAATTGCGCGCCGATCTGGAAGGTGAAACGCAGCGCATTCTCGAATCGCTGTTCCCCGAAGAATATGAAGCGCAGGAATTAAAGGATCAACTGGCCAAGCTCGACGAGGCG